ATGCTCTTGTAGCCGTTTGGTCACAATCTTATACTGACTCAACCATTGAAGTAACATTAAGTCAAGCAATAACAACTGTTTCATAACACTTGTTTTATTGAAGAGATTAAGAATAGAGGGCTTTAGCGAGTCCTCTTTTTTTTTGTTTATCTTTGTGTAAAGAAAATTGCAGATGATAAACTCCGTTAGAAATACCGTTCTATCTATTCTTAACAAAAACAATTACGGGTACATATCCCCCTCAGATTTTAACTTATATGCTAAGCAAGCTCAGTTAGATATATTTGAGGATTACTTTTATCAGTACAACTATCAGATACAGAAAGAGAATGCAAGACAATCAGGTACAGGATACGCTGATATCAAGAAAGGATATGAAGAGGTTATTGAAATGTTTTCTGAAACAAAATACCTTCCGGCAAGTTCTAACAATACATTCTTTTTACCTGCCCAAATATATACGGGAGACGATTATTATTTAATCAATAAGGTATTAGGATTTGAAACAGAGGTTGCAAGCGGCACGGTAACGGCTGTATCAGCAGGACAGCTTGTTGATGGGGTAGCTACTTTTTTATCATCAGTACAGGTGGGAGACGTTGTTCTCAACCTTAGACCTACAGTACCTGTGTTTGCTACAGTAACAAGCGTAGTAGATAATACCACGTTGAATTTGTCTTCAGGAATATTTGATGGTCTTGCAGACCTTGGAGCTGCATACGTTATATTTAAGCCTAAGCAGAACGAACTTGAAAAGGTTACGTTAAGTAAAATAACAATGCTTAATAATTCTATGTTGACGGCTCCATCGAGAATGTTCCCTGCATATACTCAAGAAGGCGACAAGCTTACAGCTTATCCTTCTGCTATTACATCGGGCGTGTTGTGTCAATACTTCAGATATCCAACAGACCCTAAATGGACTTACAATACAT